AGACAGGGAATGATGGGAGCAGATGTTGCCCCACCTACAACTATGGAATTAAAAGTATCTCCTAGAGAGGTATCTAATAATTTACAAAATCTTTCTGAAGAAGAAACAATGTTAATTACACAATTAAATGTACCACAATTTAGAGACTTTATGTCTAAAGTATTTGGTGCAGAGTTTGGTACAATTATGGAACAAGCAGTTCCTGAACCACAAGCACAGCCTCAACCAGAGGCACAACCAGTTTCACCGCAAGGAGAAAACCAACCACCTATGACAGGTGGGGGTATGATGCAGCCACCCGTTACAGCGTAACGGCCCTGCAAATTAGGGGCGACCAGATTCCAACTGCACCCCGAAGGAGGATAAATGGAAAAAGACGAACAGAACTCTACTGTTGTAGAAGAACAAAATTCTCAAGCAACAGAAGAACTCGCAACTCCAAGTCCATATAAGCACCCTAGTAGGAACTTAATGGATAAGGAAGACGAAACAGCAGCTACCGAAGAATCTAAGGAAGAAACTGACGAGAAGAAACCTAAAGAGGAACGCCCTGTTGGAGTAGAAGATGCCGCTTTTAAGAAGCGATATGACGATTTAAAACGGCATTATGATGAGACATTATCTAAGCACAAAGATGAAGTTCTTAAACTTAAGAAAGAAAAGGAAGCAGTTGCTTCTCAACCTATTTTTAAATCTAAAGAAGATTTAGAAGAGTGGAGAAAAGACTATCCTGATATGTATGATTCTGTTATGCAATTAACTACAGAAGCTACTATGAAATCTCAACAAGAAATGGAAGAACAACTGTTGGAAATAAAAAAACAACAATCTTCTTTATCTAGAGATAGAGCAGAAGTAGAACTTGCTAAGAAGCATCCAGACTTTAAAGATATTCGTGAAAGCGGAGATTTTCATGACTGGGCTTCTGTACAGGATAATACAGTACAATCTTGGCTTTATGATAATAGTGACAATCCAAAATCTGCAGCACGTGCAATTGATTTGTACAAGTATGACAGAGGACTTTCTAATAAGAAGGTAAACTATGATGCAAAGAAAGAAGCAGCGAAAGCAGTTTCTAAAACTAAAGTATCTGAAACACCAACTGATAAGAAACAATGGACTTGGGCAGCTATTAAATCCATGAAACCAGATGAGTACTCTAAGTTTGAAGCTGACATTGATAAGGCTCATAGAGAAGGTCGCATTGTATAAACAGTTAACTCATATCAATTTTAATAATAACTAATAAATAATAGGAGAAAAAAGATGGCTTTTGATAAAGTATCAGGTAATAATAATCTCGCTAATGGAAACTTTAGCCCGATTATCTATTCCCAAAAAGTCCAGAAGTTCTTTCGTACCGCATCAGTAATAGAAGCAATTACTAATACTGACTATGCAGGTGAGATTGAAGCTTATGGAGACACAGTAAACATCATAAAAGAACCTACTATTTCTGTTAGTGCGTATTCAAGAGGAGCGGTTGTTGATGCACAAGACATCACTGATGACCAAATCCAATTGACTGTCGACCAAGCAAACGCATTTTCTTTTAAAGTTGATGACATTGAGGAAAGACATTCCCATGTTAACTTTGAAAGTGTTGCAACTTCTTCTGGTGCTTATGCACTTAAGAACGCTTATGACAAAAACGTAATCGCAGCAATGGTAGCAGGTGTAAGTTCAGCTTCACCTGACCACTTACTAGGAGCAGACTCAGGCTCTGGAGAAGACCAAGATGTAGGTTTTGCTTCAGGCGAAATTGACCCAGTTGACACAATCTCTAAAGTAAATAGATTGTTAAACGCATCTGATGTACCAGAAGAGAACCGATGGTTCTTAGGTGGTCCAGAATTTGTGGAGCAATTAGGTCAAGCATCTAGCAAACTAATGAGTGACACTACAGGTAACGCAACACCATTAAGAAATGGTAAAGTTATCGGTGGTAAGATTATGAACATGGACGTATATATGACAAACAACTTTGCTACAAGCTCAACTGCGAGTTTTTTCAAAGTATTAGGTGGTCATATGTCATCTACAGCGACAGCTAATCACATCGCAAAGATTGAAGTTATCAGACACCCTGAAACTTTTTCTGATGTAGTTAGAGGTCTTCATGTATTTGGAAGAAAAGTATTAAGAGACAATGCTCTCGTTCTTTCACATATCAAAATAGACTAATAGGAGGAAATGATTAAATGGGAACTTTAACAGTATCAGGTAATACAGGAACTCCTGTAGCTTTACCCGTAGGTAAGAATGTCAGAAGTGTAACACAAATAGTAGACTTTTCTAAGATTACTAACGCAACTGGCGATGTTATCCAAGTATTCGAAGTACCGGCAAATACATTATGTATGTATGCAGGACTAGATGTACTTACTGCAGATGGTGCAGGTAACTCTGGAACATTATCACTTGGTGATGGTGCGGATGTGGATGCTTTTGTAACAGCATCGACACCAACAGCAGGTATGGAAGTAACACGAGCCCAAGCAGGTGATAGTTCATTAGGAACAACATCTATTGGCTATCGTTACTATGCAGCAGCAGACACTATTGACTTAGTGATTGCCACCGGAGCAATTGATGCAAGAGTGCGTGTATTCGCAATTCTAGCTGATTGTGATGGCGAAGGCGATGCAGAAGCAATGAAGGTATCAATCTCATAATATGAGGTTATGTAGGGAGGGGTTTTATAGCCCCTCTCTTAAAAATGAAATTTTTTATAACTTTAATTATACTTTTTAATGGAGAAGTAACTCCTAAAATATTTACATATCAATTTATAGATTTTACAGAATACAAAGTTTGTGAAGTTTTTATAAATGAAAAAAAGAATTTACTAAAACAAACAATAGAACATCAATTTTCTAATGATAAAGTACATAGCAGTATGGTAGCATGTATGACAGATAAAGAGGTTGAAAATCTTAGACAACAAACTCAGGGTAAAAAATGGCAACAACAAGAACATATTTAGAATTAACTAACTTTGTATTAAATGAATTGAATGAAGTGGAACTTACAAGTTCTAACTTTAGTTCAAGCAGAGGTGTACAAACTTCTACTAAAAATTTTATTAATAAAGCTATTAATGATTTATATATGGCAGAAATTGAGTGGCCTTGGTTACATACAGATGGTACTCAAGTTGCAGTAACCGGACAACAAGAATATGATTTCCCCACAGCATTTAGAAAAGCAAACTTTGATTCTTTTAGAATAGCACCTACTAATTTAATTACTAATGGTGAATTTACATCTAATATAAATAGTTGGACTACAATAGCAGGGGATGGCAGTGCAGCTTATAATTCCACAGGTAATGGTAGATTAAGATTAAATGATTATGCAGCACATCAATCTATATCAACTATTGTAGGAGAAACATATAGTATATCCGTTAGAGCCTTAGACACAAATTCTACAGGACAAGCTTTTAAAGTACAAGTAGGAACTGCAGCAGAAGGAACACAAAATTTAAATACTACTATTACAGTAACAGATTTTGGTAATGGTAAAATATTATCAACAACATTTACAGCAACTGCAGCTACAACTTTTATAACTTTAAATAATCCAAGCACAGCCACTAATATGGATGTAGATTATGTAAGAGTTAAAAGACAAGAAGAAGCAATTAAATTAAAACCCATGACTTATGATGGATTTTTACAAGGTGCATTTAGAAAAGATGTAGCAGCTAATGATTCACAATATGGAAAACCCTTATTTGTATATAGAACACCTGACCATAAAAGTTTTGGATTATCACCAATACCTAAGTTTGATGATTACACAGTATTTTATGAATATTATAAAACACATACAGAGTTATCAGCACATGGTGATACAATGGATTTACCAGATATCTATGCAGATGTAATAGTTAATAGAGCAAAATATTATTTATATAAATTAAGAAATGATGTACCTATGGCTAATATATCTAATGCAGAATATGAAGAAGGTGTTAGAAGAATTAGAACTGAAATGTTAAATCATATTGAATATATGAAAGATACTAGAGTTAATCTTAATACTTCTAATAGAACAACAAGCAACACTTCAGTATTAACTGTAACATAATATGGCAGCAACACAACCTTCAGTAGTAAGTTTAGGCGGAGGATTAATCTTAAACAAAGATGTGTTCTCTATGTCTCCGGGAGAAGCTTTACAATTAAGTAATTTTGAACCAGACATTGAAGGCGGTTATAAAAAAATATTAGGCACTACAAAATATAATACTAACATAGTTCCTCAAGTATCAGTTTCATCAGAAAGAGTTGTTATGTCTGCTATTTTTAATGATGTAGTATTAGCAGCTAGAGGTGGTAGTATTCATAGAGGAAGTTCAGGTAGTGGTAGTTGGACATCTACTATTACAAGTTTAGGAACACCTACTAGAGATTATGAATTTAGAGAGTTTAATTTTGATGGTACTGATAATATTATTATTACCACAGGAACTTCTAATCCACAAATATTAAATAGTTCTTTTAGTGCTAGTGTAGTTAATGCGACAGGTACAGCAAGTTTTAAATTTGTAGAAGTATTTAAAAATCATATATTTTTTGCAGGTGATGCTAGTAATAAACAACAACTTAGTTTTATGGGGCCTACACAAACTAATGACTTTACAGCAAATAATGGCGGTGGGGTAATTAAAATAGA